AAGAGAAGACGGTGTTGCAAGTTTTGAAAATGAAGTAATTTCTGAAATATTAAATCCAATCTCTGATTTTGAAATAACAAAGTTTGCACACTCAGAATACGATGAAGTAATAACAACAACAACACAAGTTGTAATAATAAATCCAAATACAGGACAACAAAGTGTAGTTAATTTACCAATTAATATTACAAATGTACAAAAAACCTCCACAAATTACGAGTTTTATTTTTTTGATTATTTAACTGGGGTTACAGCATCAACAACAACAAATTGGGCGACAGATTATGAAAACGCAACATTTACCGACAGCGAAATTTATTATTTTGCAAATTCATTCAAAGGAAGTTTTTTTAAATTAGATTTTTATGACTCACCACAAAATGAAAATCAAACTTTATTATTAAGTGTTATTTTACCAACACAACAAGGACTTAAAGAACCGGGAACAATAGGACCACCATTAAACCAAACCGCGGTACAAGTAAAAAAACCTAAATTTGTTTTGGACTACACAGGGGCAGATAAAGAAGGGTTTTATATATATTGGTTAAAAGATAAAAATTATTTAAACATTACAGAATTTTACGTTGGTGCGAAATTCTTTAATGCAAAAACAGGTCAATTTGTTAGAATGATGAATAGACCACAGTCAACATTCATTGGTCAAAACATGTTTAATTTAGACAAACCATTATATTTTTATTACAAATATGTTATTGATTATAACACAAACGAATATAAAGTTTACACTTACAATAATAACTTTCAAAACGCACAAAGAGTCGGAACAGGTATTTTACCTATAAAATGGTATGAATATGTTAACCCATAATGGAATCAGAAAGAATTAATATAATAATATCACCTGAAGTATTAAATCGTGACATATTTAATATTACTTATAACGGAATAACTTTTGGGTCTTATTCGGGATTGTCTCAAGTTTTAAGTGGAGGAACAAATGGAGAATCATTATTAACTGGATTAACTATACCTATTTTATTTACACAATCATATAATGATTTAGGTTATTATAGTACGTTTGACGGACTATCCAACCAATTAGATGTTGTCACAAACTTTGTCATATCAGGTAACCCAACTTCACAATATAATGTCAGACTTTATAATAGTGCAGGTTATACGTATAATAGTTTTTTGGAATTGTCAAATTACAAAGTAGATTGGGGAGATGGTTTAGTTAGTCAATATTTGAGTGTTAATCAAAGTAGTTTAGATCACACGTATTCACCAACACCACAAAATTATACAATTAAAATGGTTCAGAGTAACCCCTGGGGGATAACTGAAATACAAAAAACAATAACATTACCTTTTACAGGTGTTACCGTTGATAATGAACCAGGTAATATAACATTCACACAACAAGGAGGAAATTGGTCCGGAATACCAATTAGTTACGATTACATATTTACAGGAGATAGTGAAAATAATATTCCCTCACAAATATCAAGTTCATATTTACAAGTACCTTTTGTGGTTTCAGGGTATACTAATTCAAGATTGGCACTCCTTAGAAGATGGGGACCTAACCCATATACGGTTGGATACATATTAACCCCAATAAAAGGAGTGATTGGATATGTTACTGAAATTAACCCAACGTACACAGCATATACGGTTAATGATATTAATTATGTTGATTTCAATAATGGTAAAACTTTGTTCTTGGTTAATTCATCAGGTTTAACTGCTAATGATTTAGTTGTATCCGCAATAACTAAAGATGAAATACTTTTAGATTTTGTAATGGATCCTGAAATACAATCTGACGTATTTGTTGAAAGAGGTAAATACAGTGCTGTTGAGGGATTACAAAGATTAGGTGAGGTTGATAATTTGGGTGATTTAATAAGATATGGATATGGTTATTTTAAAATTAATAATACATAAAAAACAATATAAACTCTATTTATAAATAAAAATGGCATTAGGAGCATACGGTACAGTTAGACCCGCAGATGTGTCACCACAAGATGTTGACATTATTCTGAATTACACACCATCAAGGGATGTAACAAATAATTTTGTGTTAAAAAAATTAAATAGTACAAATATTCTTACACCATATTTTCACAATTCACAAACAGGTGGTGTTAATGGTAAAGAAATATTAGGTGGGTTGTATAATTTAAGATTACCCGCAAACGAATTTAATCAAATAGGTATCTATACTTTATATATAAGACCTGCAGAGATTAGAACAACAATTACTGATTGTGGAGTTCTATCTGCGTTACCTAATGTAAAAGGAATAATTGTTGATTTAAATGATGTCCCTGCAGAATTCAGAAATAAATTTACAGCACAAGGTTTAGTTGGGTTTAGAGTTGAATATTTAAATTCTGATGGTACAAAAATACCTAATTTTTATAGAATAATCACATCTTCATTTTTTTGTGAACCTGTGGTTACTGATCAAACAAACACATCACAAAAATCTATTAGATATAGGTATTTAGACACGGGAAGTGATTTATTATTTTGCACTTTATCGCCATCCGCATCACCAACAAATAAACCTAACGCAACACCATTTATTGGTCAACCAAACCAAGAAATTATAATTAGTAATACGTATTTTAATCCATTTACTGTTGATATACAAATTGCTGAACACGATATTGATACATTGGCAATCGCTCTTTATGGTAATCAAACTAAGAGTATTGAGGATGGAATATACACTCTTTATGATACTGCTGGAAATATTTACAAACAATATAACTTGTTTGAGGTTAGAGACACATTTAACGAATTACTTTGTGAAGTAAGACAAGATAGAGGTTTGAATATTGATTTTAGTAAAAACTTTACAAATATTATTAGTTAATGGCTAAAACTAAATTCATATGTCCAACACCACCACCTGTAGGTTCGGGTACTTTTTCTGATGATTTGGTCGGAGTACAATTAGTATCGGGAGGAGGTCTGACTCTTGGGAATTTTCAGTTCACAAGATCGGTTTACGAAAAAGTTAGTAGAACTTTTAGTACTGGAATATTTTCTGACCCATTCAACTTAGAAAATTTAAATATACAAAGTTTAGAAGAATCAAAAAAAATTATAGAAAAAAACTTTAAAGTTTACCCAAATTTTGATTTATCACAAATAACTAGTTTTTCTCTATATGGTTCTTTAAGTAAAAGAATTTCATCATCTATAAATAAAATTATTAATTATTTTCCTGCAGCAATTGAGGTAAACTTTACTAATTTAATTCTACAAACAGGTAACACCGCATTTAATATATCATATGATGTTATTGACAATGAAACAACATTTAATATTGACTCAAACTTTTTTAGAAATCCTTTTGACATTGATTTTTCAATTAATGCAAACTCTAATGTTAAAAACAGACCTATAAAAGTTTCTAAATATAGAGACCTCACAAGTAATTACCAAGACTTTGCTGTTTTTGTAGGAGAAACAAATAACGAATACAAAATAGTAGATTTAATACCAACAAGTTCAGTAACCGGGGGTACCGTAACAATTACAGTACAAGGAAACCCGTTTTCCTCAACCACCACTACAGAAACAATTTTATTAAAACCTAACAAATTAATAACGGAAAAAATATTTCAAGATGATTTTGATGAAGTTGAAGATTATTTGTTAAATAGATATGCATATCCGCAATATACTACTAAGTTTAGTTATCCGGATTATGATGATAATGGAAATTATATTATCATAAATAAAATTTTAACATGGTCACTAGATGGTTTATGGAATTTGGATATAAGAACAAGTCAGTTTGATGAATATTTAACAAATTTGCAATATATAACAGAAAGATTAGACGAATACAAAACAAATTTAGTAAGTAGATTTTTAATTTCAGGATCATTAAAAGAATTTGATACAAATGATCAGAAAATAGAAAAAACTTTACAAATTTACGGTAGAAGTTTTGACGAGACTAAAAAATTTATAGATGCTTTGGCTAACATAATATCTGTAAATTATGTTGTAAAAAATGATATACCATCCGCTCTATTAGCAAACTTAGCTGCGACTTTAGGGATTGACCCAAACATATCACCAATAACTAATGACTCATTACTACAATCAGTTTTTTCAACGACAAACGATATAATATATCCTGGACAAGGTAAAGAAGATACCCCCGCAGAACTAAATTATCAATACTATAGGAATTTAATTCTTAATTCTGGTTTTTTATTTAGATCAAAAGGAACTAGAACCTCAATTGAATATATTATGAGAATGATTGGTGCACCTGATGCCCTAATAGAATTTAATGAGTATGTGTATTTAGCCGATCAAAA